GCTTCTGCAAATCAATTTCAATCATACGTAACTCACTCGCCTGTAGCGGTCTGTCAATTGCCGGATAATGCTCATGGCGTCGTCGGACGTCTCAATCGAGTCGCCAAGTTCTGATATCCTGCGTGTCGCTCTGGGTGACTCAATGCGCAGGATGGCCGCCAGATGGATTGTTGCGCGCTGAACCGCATCAGGCACCGCGGGCCAGCCATGTATGCCGGTAACCCGCACCTGCGTGTCTGCCGGAAAAACACTGCTGCGCAGTTTGATTGCGCTAAAAGGACGCGGCTCCGGCTGTTTGTCGGCATTAAGCGGCAGTAGCGTATAGTCGGTCAGCGCATCAAAGCTGTCGCCAGATTCCAGCGCTACCTCGGTAATGGCAACAACATCCTCGATATATAGCGTCGTGATGGCGCTGTCAGGCATATACAAGCGCGTTGTGTCGGACAGGTCCTTGTTAAAATACCGGCCCAGCTTGCCGTCAAGGTAGCGCGATATGGCAAGCAGGTCGGTAATAATTAGCGAATCAGCCGCCGTATCGGTCTTGCCAGTCAAGGCACGATACTGCTCAACCGTCGCATATGCGTCTGATATCATAACGTGCCTCCTTAGCCTGACGGACCAGCAACAATAATGTCAAAATCGCCAACATTAGCGGATCCGCCGCTGGTTATCTTGATCTCAATGCGCTCCTGCGCGATATAGATATCGGACAGCAGAACGTCGCCCGCGGTGTCATTGGCAACGCCGGCCTGTGTGTGTGTCGGCATTTTCGGCGCAACAGTCACAGTCGAATTAACATCGTTTTGTGACCAGATATCAATGCCGGAATCCTCGCCGGTAATGGCAAAATCAACGCCTGCATCATAATCGGTTTTGGTGTATGTGATGCTGATAATCTTGCCGGTTATCTCGCCGGTGTAAACAGTCGCTGAACCATCTGCCGCTGTCGTTACTGTCTTGTGGTATCTTTTGACGTATGACATAAAATCACCCTTTCAAATAGGGCGGCCATCGCTGACCGCCCTATGTTATTAAACGTCAGACAGTGCGACGCCGTTGATGTTGAGCGCAACCGCCCAGGCCGTAGCTGATGCGTAAACCAGTACCAGCGCTTCATCTGCCGCATTGAATGTGGCGGTGTTGTTTGTACCGTCAAGCGTAACGCCATCATCGGCCGTCACAACTACAGTGCCTGGTGTCAGCGACGCGATGCGGATAATGGCCACAGCGCCTGGCGTGGGTGCGGCCAGCGTCAGGTCGGCAATGCCAGAACCGCCTGTGACAAGGGTCAGTCCATTGACTTGGCACGCCTTTTTACCGGCAGAGCCATCAATTGTCAGCGGTGCAATTCCCAGCAGGTTTTTCAGGGCGGTTGTCTTATCAACGCCGCCCAGCTTAAGCACGCCGCCGGACTCAATATCAATTGAACCGCCGGACGCAACAACAAAATCATCTCCGCCGTTTTTACGGTAGGTTTTAGGCTCATAACTCATTTTTTATCTCCTTTGCTGCGAGGCATTAACCTCTAGTGCGCTGCACTTTGGATGGCGTCAATTAAGCGGCTCCGGGCGATGCAAAAAACGCGCTCTTGTAAACAGTCGCACCGTTCACGGTCGGCCTGGTGCGGGCTTTGGATAATATTGCGATAATGCCGTCAATAACAACATTCGCCGTGGATTTGACAACCTGCGCCTCAATATAGCGCTCCTGCGGTTTGTTGATTGTAATAGCGATTGCTTTGTTGCTCAGCGCAATAGTTGTACCATCGGATACAATCTCGCCGCTGGTCGCCGTGGACACAGCCATGCCGGCGGTGCTGTTGGCGTCGTCCTGTGCAATCTGGAATGTTACTTTAGCGGTATTGGTGACTGTGCCTAAAAGCAGGACAAAAGTCACCTCATCAAAGCCGTCCATATCAACTATGGTCGCCTTGGTCGTGCCTGTGCTTGCTGCGGCAACCGCATTGGACACGCGGCGAATTTCGACATCTGTCAAAAGGTTTCCCATGTATATCTCCCTTCACGCGCTCGATTGGCGCTAATTTCATGGCGTTTTCCTGCGGCCTGATCATGGCCGACTCAAGCCCGGAGCCATAAAAGACTCCGGGCTTACGGATTATCATTACGCCATCGCGATATGCTTGATCGGGTGTGTGCCGGCGTCAAGCAGCAGACTGTCATGGCGCGAGAACATCAGGAAACCGACCTGCAGATATTCGGCATAGCGTTCGGTCAGGCGCAGAAGCGTCATGCCGCCAACGTCGCGGATATGGAACTTGGAGAAGTCTCCGAAGTACACAGGAATGGCAGTCGTTGCGGGCGTCGGGATGTTCATGTCCACAGCGAAGCGATGGCCTAAAATGGTGTCTGGCTCGCGCACAGCAACGCCGGGCACCCACAGCGGACGGCCTTCGCCATCTTTCAGCTTCTTAATGCCTTTCAGCGCGCCATCGGCAAGCAGCCACTCACCGACCATGCGGTAGGCAGGATTTACTGAGTGCTCAAGGTCAACCAGCTCGGTATAGGTGATGTCCACATCGTCTGCAGCGGTCACGCCAAGTGTTGAGGCATGAGCCAAACATTCAGGCTTGCTGTTCGCGTCGCCGGTGATGAAATGTGCGCCGGTAGCACGGCCGATGCGCTCACCCAGTTTTCCGGCAATCCAGTCCTCAATATTGGCGACAGATGAATCGCGTAGGAACTCAATGCTGGCCCGGATGACTTTTGATGTGTAGGTGTAAGCATGTAAGGTCTTGCTGCCAAACACAAAATCAACTTCAGCAGCATCGTTAGCCTCGGCCAGAATAGCGCCTGAATTACTGGTGTCGTTACAGGTCGGCATAATCAGGTCATTGCCGCCATTGGTGCGGATGATGGTCGCGCGGGTGTTGCGGATGCCGGCATAAGGCAGCATGGCGGACTCGATTTTCTTCACAAGCTCGTCAGCAACCAAGTATCCGCCGGATGCGTCCGGAACGGTCATGGCGGCGCGCTCTTCGATCTGCCCGCGATTGGCAGCAAGGACGCTGCGCTGGTCACTGGACAGGCCGTTCATACCACGGCTCATCCATTTGCCGAACACCTCGCGATACTGGTCGGCACTGTGTTCCGGCGTATCGGCTTGCGGCTCTGTTGCACGGCCTGCAGACTGGCGCAGTTCAGATTCCAGGTCAGCCTGGCGCTCCATGCGCTCGTACTGGGTTTTCAAGCCGTCAGCATCAGCGTGCAGCTTTTCCCATTGGGTGTTTTCTTCAGCAGACAGGTTGCGGCTCTCACCTTCTGCTTTTTTGAGCAGCTCACCAGCCTGATTGATCAGATTCGCGCGCTTTTCGCGCAATTCTTTGATGGTCATGTTATTACCCCTTTCATTTTTAAAAAAATGCCTTTGTTATGTCTGCCCGATGAGCAGTAAAAACCGCCCTATGAGCGGTCTTTCTCGACTTGTAATTGCTGTTTTTTTCGAAGTTCCAGTGGCACTTGTGACAGCTTCTTCCGCTGTTCCTTAACCAATTCTTTCGACCGCACGCTGGCGGTTGTCTGGATATAAGCAGGATTGGTCACAGGCCCGACCTCGTACAGCGTCAGGTCGGTTATATCGCGGTACATGATGCCTTTATCGTCCTGGCTCCATGCGTCATGGGCGACATCAAATGCAAAGCTGGACCCGCGCACGTTCTTGCGCTGCAGGTTAATCTTGAGGTCGTTGCCGTAGGTAGTGGGCGGGATGGGCGAGTCATATTCCAGGCCGTTGTCAGTCTCGCGCAGGACAAGTGCAGGGTCGGAGTCAAGTGTTGACAAGACATAGTCCGGGTCATGGTTAAAAAATGACTTAACGGTCTCGGCGTTCTTTACGGCGCCTTTACTGATACGTTCCATGTATCCAGGCCACAACTCTGTCCACTGGTCATACACGATGCCAAGCCCGGACACGCGCGTCTCTTCGCCTTCAGCGGCCCTTATCTCGGTTAAAAATGCTCTCTGTTCCATAATAACCTCACATGGATGGCACGATGCTGCATCTGCAGCCGGCGTGCAATGGAGGGCCGCCAATATTGCTTTCAGCGACCAGTGCTGTTGTGCCTGCCGGCGAAACGGATTCGCCAGGCGCAAGAAAATATTCTTTTGTGCCGACCGTCTTGCCGTTCAGTTCTTTGCAGATCGGACACGCACTTGCGTTTGCGCGCCAGACAAGATACGACACACCGACAGCGGCCCACACGTAACGGGCAACACCACTCTCAATGCGCACGGCCTCATCTTCAGCGACCTTGTTCGGGCGCTTTTCTCCCCATTCGTCGGCTCGCGTGTCAAGCGCTTCAGCAACATCTTCGGCCGGTATCTCATTCAGCAGCGCAAGGATTTGCCCGCGCGAGCTTCCAGCTTCACGGCGCGCCATATTCGCGGTGTATTCATCGACAAACTTGGTGATATCCTGCTCTTCAGCGTCAACTTCTTCGGCCGCGGTCGTGCTGATCACAGACGCAAGCGCGCCTATGTGTGGCCGCATGGTCTGTGCAATGTATTTTTCCTGTGTCGGATAAAATTCCTCGACCCAGCGTTTCATGGCAATAACCGGCTCTTCGCGTTTTTTCAAAATTGACGCGACGGCCTTTTTCAGTGCCTCGGTGTCACGCTTGACATACCGCCGCACGCCATCCTCAAGGGCCGTCAGGTGTGCCTCACGCAGTTTCACGCGCAGGTCGGCGGCTTGCCGGTACTTGTTGCGGTGTTCTGGTGGCTGTGCGCTCCTGACTGGTTCCGGCTGTTTTTGCAAGGTTGCTACAGGCGCCATGTTCCACGGCATGTAATAATCCTTGCCCAACCCGTCAGGGATGGGGTTGCGTTCCTGCAGTTCTCGCCATTCATCCGCGCTCAAGACGCCATTTCTGCGTTCAATTTCAAATATCTCGGCCTGCATCTTCGGGTCGCCGCGCTGTAATTCTTCGATTGAATATTTGACATAATATTTGCCGCGCTCTTCCGGTGAGAACAGGTCATAATTCAATACATCTTCTTCACGCTCCAACCAGGGCAGGATTGTAAACTTGGCAAAAGCAGTCAAGAACTGTACCACGCCGGTGCCCCATGTCGTTGCCTTGGCAAAATGCTGAAGGAAGATCGGATTGATCATCAGGATTCTGGCGACTTCCTCGATCTGTGTGTCTCTGGTCTGCAAAAACTGCGCTTCTTCAGGCGGGATGGTGATCGGTTTGAAGTCCATGCCTCCCCATAAAACAGCTGTGCGCTGGGCACGGGTCAGGCCTGAGTGCATCTGGTTCCATGTTTCTCGCAATTGTGCACGGTCTTTTTCGTCAGGGTTACCAGGGTGTGTCAGGACGCCTGACGGACGCCCGGAATTACCAAAAAATGTAGATCCATACTCGTTGGCGGCAATCGTAAGTCCTAAGCTGTCACGATGTACTTTAACCACGTTGTATCCCTGCAGGCCGTCATATCCCAGGCCCGGCACATGCAGCACACGACTGGAATCCAGATATATTTTTTCGTTTTTAACGATTGTCCAATAGACTTTTTTGCCGCTTTGATACTCGACGCCAGTGCGGTCTGGAAGAAGCGGCCAAAGCGCGACAATCTTGCCGGCGTTGTTATACTCTATCTCCGCATAGCTGTTGCCCCACGTGAGGCAGTGTGCTGTCCTGATTTCGCGGAACGTGAACGGCGTCATGACCGGATTCGGCCTGGTCTGAAGCAGGTCGTAAATCGGATGATCAACAGCCAGTTTCCTGCCTGTTGCGGTGCGCTCGTAGGTTTTGCACGGCAGGCCGGCAATAGTCTGTGATATGGTTCTGACGCCTGCCCAAAATGCCGTTATGCCCAGCGCTTTGTCAGGATTGACATCTACACCGGAAGGTGTTGACATGCCGTCGCCGAGAATAGCCGACAGGTTGGTGGCTGTAAGCTTAAAAGACGGATTTTCCGCTCGGCTCCGGCTTTCCATTTTGCTGATAATGCCCATCAATCAACCCTCCTTGTCCCCAGCCAGACCAGGACAGCGCCTGTCACGGCAAGCCCGGCCGGTACATAGGCAAGGCATAGTCCGATGCAAACCAAAACGACACCCAGATATACATGAGCGTCGCGCATGTCAAATAAGTCTTTTATTTTTTTCATAGCATAAACAACCCCGCCTCCTGTTTCTGTCCGGCACCTGACGTGATGGCGTCCGTTCGCGCCTCCCACGACAACACAGCGGCCATGGCGAGGTCAATTTTTTTCGGTGAATCGGCGCGCTCTTTCCTGATCAGCCAGAGCGGTCTGCCATCTTCGTCGCGCTGAGGCAGGTCGTGCCGGTGTGCGTTGGCAATATGCCGGGTCAGGTCAGGATCGCCATCGTGCGACAAGGACCTGCTTGTGATGGCCGTGTTGTAATTTTCCAGAGCATAGGACATTTGTTTGCGGCGGTTCGTCCACCATTCCATGACCTTGTCCTCGCCGTGCCGGCCGGCCCATTTAGCAAGCCACGACTGCCAATACGGCGGGTCAGCATACATGCGCCATACCTTGTATCGGTCAAAAGTCGCGGCAACCGCGTCATCAACCTCATCGGCCGGAACTTGCCAGTCGTCAATGCCATATGGCTTTTCCCACACGCCGACAACCCATTGGAAACCCGTCTCAACATGTGTTGCCACCAGTCCGGTCGAATCGTCGAATTGCGCGCCGTCAAAGCCAAGTGTGATCATGTCGCCGTTTTGCACAGGGCTTTCGGTTTTTAGCATGTCCCATGACACAGGATCAAACGCTTTGTGCTCAGCCATAACCAGGCGATTGCACCAGACGCGCTCCCAAAAAGAACGGTCCGTTGTCGGGTCGCGCCACATCTCCACAATGGCGTCAATATCTCGCCATGCCGCAGCTGCGCCGGATGCCTCTAAGACAGCAGCTCGTGCACCTTTTTCTGTTGTCAGGTCGTGCTCGTCGGATGCTTGGCGGTGAAAGTAGAACAAGCCGGCATCCTTGATTTTCCCGTCAGCAATGGCTTGAGCATACATCATTGTATCTTCCGCGATGGACCCGACGCCAGGCTCAGGTGCCGTTGTAACCTCAAGCGCCCAGGGTTCGGCCAGTTTTCTTTTTGGCAGGTTGGCCAACAATGTTGTATGTGCTTGTCTGAGCCGTTGCTGTGTCCACCAATGCGTCTCATCCATGACGATAAAGGTTGTTCTGGCACCATCTCGCGCGTTTGGCGCTGCGGACAGGCTGACCGCCTTGCCGTCGCCGTTCCTGCGCATGATGCGCTCTATGCCAATGTCGAAGTCGTCACGAAGCGGACCCTCATCCAGGATGACACGCAGGGTTCCATATGCCAGTTCGTCCGACTGCTCTTCGGTGTAGGCCACCAACGGGATATAAGGGTCTGTCACGCCGCCGCCAATCGGGTTGCCGTTTTTGTCAAACCCGACACATCGGACCGGCGCTTCCGGATGCAGTTCACAGGCGGCAATCCACGCGGCAAGCTCGGTTTTTGCCAAACCTTTGGCAAGACTCAGCCCGACGCGTTTGAATCGCCTTCTTCCGGCCAGTGTGTGGCCAGGCGGATAAACCTCGTACATGCGCCAGATGAGCGCGCGCTTTTCGTCGTCAATAACCGCCGGCTGGCCGCGAAGGTCGCCGGGACCAAAAACAAGATACTGCTCGATAAAATCACAAACTTGACCGCCAAGCGACGGCCACGGCTTTTTGTCGTTCGGGACCATCAGGACGGCCATTCAACCACCCCAAGTACGCCGCGCGGGTCTTTTGCGCTTTTCTTGACCGTGTTTGCCGGTTGGCGCTTGCGTTGCGCTTCTTCGCCTTTTTGCACTTCCCACTGCAGACGCGAGCGATCAACAGGTGATAACCCGAACCGCGCTTCTTGTAGGCGGATCTCGGCCATGAGTTCTTTACCTGATTTGCCGGTTGGTGACTTGTAATACTCATCGACAAGCAAAGCGACGCGTCCCAGACCGTCAATATCGGTCACAAGGTACTCGCTCGACATCGGAGACGACCAGACGTTATCCCACCAGGATAGTGTCAGTGCGTGAAATTCGCGGTTGTCGGGATTTGGCAGCGGAGGCGATTTTTTAGCGCGATCAATCGTAGACAAGACCGCGCGGGTTGATTTTTTGCTTCGATTTTGCCGCATATTGGCTGGTTTTGGTGCTGGTCCTGGCATATCGCCTCACCTCCTTTCTGGGATCCCCCATCCCGTACAGACATCAATCTTTC